TCCCATCAGCATATTTTACTTCTACTCCTTTTCCTGTTGAGGGTTTTACTACAATATACTCTAACTTACCTATTGAAAATTTGTTACCTACTTTTAGATTTTTCAAATAAGTTTCTCCATCTTTTAGTTCTATTTTTTTTGGCTTATCATTACCAACAAATGCAATACTTCCATGAGGCGAAAATTCTTTTAAATTACCTTTAGAATTTAGTTTATCAGCTTCTTTTTGAGCTTCTGATTCAGACTTGAATTTTCGAGTACCTGTTGTACTCATTGAGGCATTTTTGGAAGCCATTTTAACTAAATATTTTCCAGTTGAAGCACTCTTAACTAAGTAATAAACAGCATTTGGATCACCTTCATTTAAATCTTCTTTCTCTTCTTTTTTAGCTTTTTTAGGAGATTCTTTTTCTAATACTGCTTTTAACTTTTCAACAGCATTTTCAATTTTTTCTAATTGAGCAAATAAAGTATCATTAGTTTCAGTTAATTCACCTCTTCTTTGTGGATCATGAACTGCTCTAGTAGAATTATCTTCAATAGTTTTTTTCAAACCTTCAATTTTAGCTTCTAATTCTGCTACTTTGGATTTACCAACTTCAATATTTTCTTTTAATTTGGCATCTCTAGCTTTTAACAATTTCTTACCAGCAGTTAAGGCTTGAGGCCCAGCTAAATAAGCTCCAGCTACATCTTTACTGTAATTATCAATTAGGGATTTTAAAGATACTTCTCTAACAATTCCTCCTTCAGCCATATTTTTATCAGCTTTTAATACTAAATAGATATTACCATCTTTAGTAACTTTATCTTCAAATTCTGATGTTCCTTCTTCTAAAGTAACTTCTTCTTGAACTTCTTCTCTTTCAGTATTTAATTCATTTAAATAATCTGTTATACTCTCTTTAATCAGATTTTTTAAGTTTAGGTTTGCCATAATTAAGTTTTTATATAAATATTTATATTTCTGTTTCTCTTAAACGTTTTATATTGTCTTTTACTGTTTTTATCAATTCAGGTGATATGTCTCCACCTGACCAACTTTCAATTGCTCCATCTTCGGTAACGTATGTACTAGTTGGGTTGTTAATAAAATCTTCAAACATCTGTTCAGCATCATTCGCTGAAGTATTTTTATTAGCATTTAGTAAGTTCTTTTCATACTCTTCATACTTACCATTTATTCTAAGTTTAGTTTCCATTTCCACTACACAGTCAGAACACATTTTATGTATATTATACATTTTTTTATTTAAGGTATGATTTTTCATAGGCTTACCACACTCAGGGCAAGTAAGTGGAAATTCCACCATTGCTTTTAGCACGTCGTGTTTGGTGACGGTTTGTTTAATACCATTGTGTATAGTCCAGGTTTTACCGTTTTCTTCCCATACATCACCTTCAATATGTTGTAGTTTTTTATTACTATAACCAGCTTGAATCCTAGTATTATCTGCAGTATTACCTGTAATAATATTACGCATACGTTGTACGTCACGTTCTGAGAATTGTTTATTTAATTGTGTCATTATAACCCTAATTGTTTTAATTCGTTTATTACTTGATCTGTTGTTTTGTATACGATACCAATCCCTCCTTTAGATTTCCAATTCATAATAGTATCTTCTCTATCATCAATTAAAATAGCATTGGATTCTGCAAAGTCTGATTTGTTTTTAGCTTGTCTAAAAATTAATTTAGTACCTGGTATATGGTCTTTAACCCATAAATTTTTACCCATTCTACTTGACTCATCCCATGAAGGTGAGGATAGAAGTGTTGGGTTGTATGGTTTAATATATTCCCATAATTGTTTACCTTGAGGCATCCAAGGTATTCCTCTCCAAAATCTTACTCCAATTTGTTTGTCAATAAGGTCCCAAAACATTTTATCAACTTGTTTTTCACCATATTTTTTAGCTATTTCTTTTCTGTATTCATCAGGTGATAAACCAGCAAAATGTTCAAATCTAGCTTCAAAATCAGCTAGAACCCCATCCATATCACAATAAATTTTGTAATTTAACTTTGGTTTTTCTTCTTCAAATAATTTATTTAATGATATCATTTATTCAAATATTTCAGGATTTTCACGTCCAAATTTTCTCATTATAACTCCAGCTCTAGCATTAGCTTCATTTTCAGTATCAGAACCATCTTCTCCATTTAATTCATCTCCATTTAATTTCTGATGATGATGAACTAATTCATGAGCTAAAGTTCTTAAAATATCAGCCATGTTTCTGTTATGTACTACAACTATTATTTTTTCTTCAGATGGTATATAACCACCAAAACTTTTATACTCTTGTGAGTAAGTAGGAGAATTTATAATATTAATTTTAGGTTCATTTACTTCTAATTCATTACAAGCATACTCAACAAATTTTTTCATTAGAGGTGCTTTTTGAGGAGTAAATGACTCATTTAATATTTTAGATTCTAAAGTTATTGTTGGGTTTGAAGTTGAAAAATCTTGCTTTCTCATTATAGTTTTAGCAATCACTTGATCAACTTGATTTACAAATGGAATATTAATATTAGTATTAGAATCTTTAACTACTAATTCTTGATATTTTTTAAGAAATTCTACAAACTTATTTTTATTTCTAGAAAGTCTTTTAAAAAATCCTATTAACTCAGCTGTAGATATCTCTTTATCATTTCTAGGATCATTTACTCTATCAAAGAAATGTTTACTAAATTCTATATCTAAAGGATTTAATTCCTTATCAGCATACTTTTCAACACCATCTAAGTCTGATTTAGCCATCTCATGAACCATAGGTCCAGGTTTAAAATCATTTTGTGAATAAATGTTCAATACTTTTTTAGCATCAATATTAGCGGGTAAGAATTTTTGGATACCTTTTAAATCTTTATTTCTAATAGATGTTCTTAAATCAGTAGCGTTTAAACTTTCAAAATTACCTGCATCTACTATATCAACATTAGAATATTTTTCTCTATCTTTTTCAATAGAAGCATATCTAGTTCTTTCTCCCTTACCATATAATACAATAAAATCTCTTGTTTTATCTTTTATAATATCAAATACTTCACTTACAGGTGATGATTTTCCTGATATTACTATCTGAACATTATCAGGTAAAATGTCTTTATAAAGCTGCCACACCTTCATTGAATCCTCAGGTGTAAATTCATCTTTAGGTAAGTTAGACATTATTACTATTACTTTATCAGCAATCTTAGAAGCTTTTTCTACTACAGAAAAATGACCAGCATGTGGTGGTTTAAATTTACCTGGGTATAGAGCTACTATAGGTGTAGTTGATTCAATTAATTCTTGTACTATTTCTTGACCTATATTCATTAAATAAAATTTTGTATTTTAGATTTAGCAGAACTTGTGTCATCAAATTTAGGTAAAGTTTTTACCATTGATTCAATATCTTGGTTTAATTGATCCTTTTCAGCTTTAGATTTAGCCATTTCTTCAGGAGTTTTAGGTTTACCTACCGCTGATGAATTTTGAGTATAAGTTTTTATCAATTCAGATGAGAAACCTTTATTAACATTTTCAGGATCATTATTCAATAAAATAAAATTATTACCAAAAGCTTGTTCATATATACTAATGTTTTTATTAACATCTCTCCATGTTCTTAAAACAATACCAGGCATTAAGCTTCTATCACGATTTTGGTTACGTTCAAGTGAAGTTAAAGGTGAAACATAAATCATTAACATTAGGGTTTCATATCCTAAATCTTCTAATTGTTGTTTTTTCTTTAAAACCGGACCTGATGCGGCTCCGGTTCCATCAATAATAATATTATTTTTATTTTCAATAGATTGAGCTAGTTTATCTTGAGTAGTTTTTCTAGCTTGCGCTTGTAACTTAGCTGCTTGAGATAATTGATCAGGAGTAAAATCTTTTTGTTTTAAACCTATACCACTTGCTTTTAAAAGTTCCTCATAAGTGTCATCTGAATTGATAACCTGATATGATGAAGGTAATAGTTGTTTAGTCATAGTAGATTTACCACTACCAGCAGGGCCCGCTAAAAATATAGCTTTAGGTTTACCTGTAATTTCTTTTAAAAGTGTTGATAATTTGATCATAAGTACATTATTAATATAAATATTTATACTTCCCTTTTAACTGTAGTTCTTAATGTTAATATATGAGGTTTAGGTGATGGATTCTCTAAATCAAATAAAGCTTTAACATTTTTGAATATATTTAGGTTCTCATCTTGAGTTCTATCAGATTCAACTACTTCCCAATGTTTACCTTTTAAACGTTTACCTGTTTTATCTTCACCTCTAGATTTAGATTTTAACCATAAAATACCTCTTCTATCTATTTTTTTACCAAAACATTCTTCATAACATTGACTATAAACTGCTGTTTGTAAATCATATGTTGTTTGTAAATGATTAGATGTTTTTAAATCCAATACCCATAATTCATCTTTTAATTCAATAATTAAATCACAAGTACCAGCTACTTTTAATATATCTGAAAATAAATGTACTTCAGTTTCAATTAAAATTGGTTTATGAGTTTCCCAAAAGTCAACAAAATTTAAAAACATTGACCAAACATGAGGTGGATAAGCAGGATTACCATATTGATTTAAGAATGAACATTCTTTCTCATTTAAATAATCTTCACATAAATTATGAACTTGTGTTCCTTCTTCTGCTGCTTTCTTAACAATATATTCTGAGGCGTAACCTACTTTTTTTAACCAATCTTCAAAATGAGGACCTTTAGGATAACAAGATAAAACATGTGTTACTGATGGATAATACTCTCCATTTCTTTGATAAAACCTTGAGTCAGGTAGAGTTATCTGTTTGTGGTCTTTTGAAATTTGGAGAATTCTGTCATAAGATTTTTTCATTAGTTTACTTCTAATTTAAGTGAAAATAAATCAGAAAAAGTAAACTGTTCAGCTTGTTGTACTAAAGTAGTAAAATGAGCAAACCCCATGTCGCTTGGATCTTTACCATCCAGTTTTATAACATGTAATTCTTTTCCTGATTGGAGTAGATCTCCGGCAATTTTTAGTGTACTTTTTAAAGCATCACTGTCTAACGCTAAATAAATATTTTTAACATTATTTTCTAATAATTTTTTAGTTAGGGCTTTTGATAAAGTTTTACCATACAATGGTATAGCATTTCTTCTAATAGAAATAGCATCAAAAGCACCTTCACATAATATAATAGGTAAATTCCAATTGATTAGATTTTCAAAACCTATTATTGAATTTTTATCAGCAGATGGAGCATCATATTTTCTAGCAGGATCTTGTTCAAAAGAACGAGCTATAAAGTAATTTAACTTACCTTCGGCTGTATAGTTGGGTATAATAATTTTATTTGAGTATTGGCCGGTTTCACAGTATCCTATCTGATATTTTAATATATCTGAAGGTGTTATTCCTCTACGTTTAATATAGGCTAAGGCGTGTCTAGCTGTAATATCATTTTTACTTAAATTAAATAAAGGTTTATATTCTTTAGGTAATTCAACTTTTTCTGTATTTTCTACTCTATCAGTTTTATAAGTAGTACCTAATATAGAATTTAATTCACCATATTTACCTCCATCAACTTTTATTATTTTGAATAAAGAAGATAAAGATTTACCTTTAATATCACAAGCCCAACAGTGCCAAGGATTTTCATTTTTGGTAGTTGGAATTAAATTAACTTCTAATTTAGGTTTTCTATGATTACAAACAGGACAGTGGAAGGCATAATTACCTTTTGATGTAACATGCCCTTTTCCTAGTACAGATTGTACTAAACCTAATAAAATTCCATTTACCATAACCTATTTTAATTTAATTAATTTATTGCTCTAACTTCAAATAGTTGATCAAACTTTTCTACATTTAATTGTTTTTGAGAAACAAAAAATTGTTTTGCTTCTTCTAAATTTTTTGAAGGTATATTATTGATAGCTTCATTTGAATTTTTAGCGAAAAGACCGTAGCGTTTCATAAGGATTATTTTTTATTTAATATAATGAATTATTTTTGGGAGGCAAAATCTTTTTTATAAAATTTTCCAAGAATATTATCATTTATGTACTCATTCTGCTTTTCTAGAACTTCATTTATAAAAAGATATTTAGTTTCATAGTAAGTAAGAAGTTTCTTAGTAGGAACAAATGTAAGTATCTCTCTTGTAAATTCCAAATGTTTTTTGTCTTTTATTAATTGTTTTATTTCAACATGTGAGCCATGATAGGTTTTCCAGTCAGATTCTTTAATTACAGTTTTTTTCTTACTAGCTCTACCATCAGTAATTAAGGCTAATTCCTTTTTACCTAAAGCTTTTTTCTGAACTGACATTAATTGTTTTTTACCTAAGTATTTTCTTCCTGTAGGGGTGTGTGTTATAACATAGATAAACCCGAAAGTATTTTCGGGCATGTCTGATAATTCTTTTATTTCTTTTCCTTTATATAACCACATAATTTTTG